CGGCACTGTCGGTATTACAAAAAGTAAACCCGTGGCAGAACGGGTATGAGCTCACCGAACTGCGGATCCTCGACCAGCAGGCCACCGGGAATGCTTACTTCCACGTCATTCTCGACCAGGAGCTCGAGCTGGATGGCGTGACATACCCCGCTGTCCCGGTCGAACTGTGGCGCATGCCCCCACAGTGGACGAAGATTTGCCCGAGTCCGACCGAATTTATCCGGGGATACAGCTACGGCCAGGGGACGGACATTGAGAAGTTCTACCCTCCCGACGAGGTGATCCACTTCAAGATGCCCAATATGGCCGACACCCACTACGGGAGAGGGTGGTTTGAGGCTTGCTGGAGGGCTTTAGGGCTGCACGAAGCGAAGCGGGAGATGGATACGGCCAGGGCGGACAACTACGCCCGACCCGACTACGCGATCGTGTTGAAGGGCAACAACAGCAAGGAAAAACTCGATGCGTTCGATGAGAAGGTGAAGGAGAAGTTCCAGGGGGTGAGCAAGAGCGGTAAACCCATCGTTCTCAACGGCGATGCAGAGCTAACCCCGCTCAACTTCGATGAAAAAGAGTACGGCACCCCCACAAGACTCATTGAGGAAATCGCGGCGGGCTCGGGTGTGCCCATAACGATGCTTTTGAGCAACGACCCCAACAAAGCCAACAGCGAGAGCGGCAGATTGGCGTGGTATCGCGGGACGATCCTGGGTTACTGCACCCGAGACGCCGAAAAGCTCAACGAACAACTACTGCCGAAGTTCGGGGAAGCGTCTGAAGACTTGATGTACTGCTATGACCATGTTTGTTTTGAAGACCGCGCCGCACTGGTGAAGGAACAAGTAGGACTTGTGGCCGGCGGCATCAGGACCGCAAACGAGGCGCGGGGATGGCTGGGCGATCCCCCATCAACCGACCCCAGTGCCAATCGGCTTTATCCGCCGTCTGGAAATGCTGGAACATCGGGAGTCGCCGGCGATACAGCCGTCAACCAGAACAACGACCGCCAAAACGATTAGGCCGTTGCCCACGTTTCGGTAATCGGTCCCACGTTATCCAGATATGAGAAAGGCGGATTGCCAACGCCGACAAAATCTAGCGTCCCGCCGCTCATTCGTACCAACCGAATCTCGGCGAGAGACCCGTTCGGTAGTTCAATGCAGGCGAGCGAAGTCCAGTCAAGGCTGTACGCAAACGCATCATCCACTGATCCGCGCCACTCCCCAAGGATGGGCGAGCCATCCTCGCCCATGTAGGGCGGAACGATCACGACCTCCATGCTCCTGAAGTCGCTAACTGTGTGACCTTCTTGCAGGAGCCTCGCGTGAATCTGCATCGTGATCGTGATGGGCGGGTTTGACATGACCAGCAGGATACCACAATGGACAAACTAACCAAAGCATTCTCGGCCGACATCACCATCGAAGAGGGCGAGCGCGCCGTTGTCGCGAGGATCACCACCGCAGCCGTCGATCGCGATGGGGAGGTGCTGATTCCGCAGGGCTGCAACACCAAGGACTTCGAGAAAAACCCCGTTGTGTTCCTCAATCACAACTATTGGGACTTGCCCGTGGGGAAGTGCGCGGCGATCACGCGGGACGAAAAGGGCATCACCGCCAAAACCATCTTCGCGAAACGACCAGAGGACTACCCCGAGGGCGAGGAATGGATGCCCGACACCCTTCTGAGCCTCTTTAAGCAGGGGATCGTGAAGGGGTTTTCGGTCGGATTCCTCGCGAAAGAATCACGGCCCGCGAGTGAGGCGGACATCGAGAAGTACGGCCCCTCATGCCGGCGGGTCTATACCAAGTGGTCACTGCTTGAGTATTCCGTCGCGCCGCTCCCCGCCAATCAGGAAGCGGTGGCGCTGGCGGTGTCGAAGACGTGGAAAGAGAAAGAGGAGAAGGACAAAGAGCCGCTGTATGGGTCGAAGGCTCCCGACGCAATCACCGTGACGATGGAGGGAACCGGCACAATCGATGGCACCTACGTAGCGACCCTCCAGACGCAGCCCAAGCGGATCGTCCACTACCGCCGCAAAGCGGCCCCCGCGCCCGACCCCACAGTCATCATCGCGCGGGCAATCGAGAAGCGAAAAGGGTTTATCTACTCAAGGCACTAATGAAAACCGACAGTCTGATCGAGCTTGAGTTCGAAGGCGACACCGCGAAGGTGGATTTGTGGTATCCGCGCAGCGAACCCATCAAGGCCATCGAAGTCGGCCTCATGGATGTCCGCGCCGCCGATTCCCTGCGCATCGAATACGACTTTGAGCGGGATGGCTACGTCATCAAGCAGGCTTCGCGATTCTCGTGGCCAGCGGATGACGAGGTGTGCGATCCCGACTGGCAGGAAGTCCATTTTGTGAAGGCGTGGGCAAGAAACACCACCGAGCACAGATAACCAAAACTCACATTTAATAGCGGTCCCCCGTTCCGAGTCGAGAGGTCCGCTGTGGTTCCGGGCGAATGGCGCGCAAGCGCCGGGTCGATGGCTCCACAGTGTTCCGGGCGAATGGTCCGACGGCCGTGGTTCTCGTTTTGTCCCCATTTACCGGAGAAATCCCAATGAAAAAGAAAGTTCTACTGGACATCTTCCAGGAAGCGGTTTTGCCTATGCTTGAGAGCAAGCACGCCGACACCGCGCAGCTTCAGAAGGCCATCGACGATGGCTATGAAATCTATGAGCTCGACAAGGACGGCAAAGAGTCCGCCGTGCAGTTCAAGGTGGCAGCCGCCGCGAAGGTCGAGCCCAAGAACGATGACGCCGACATCCAGGCGAAGATCGACAAGGCTTTGGCCGATAAGCAGGACAAGGCCAACAAGGACAACCCCGGCCGCGTGATCGTCGGCAACGACAAGCGCGAAGAAGACCCCCAGCGCGGATTCAAGAACCTGGGCGAGTTCGGCCAGGCGATCTACCTGGGCGGGACTCAGGGCGGGCAAGTCGATGAGCGGCTGCGGGTCATCAAGTCGATGACCAAGGCCGTTTCCGGCATGTCCATCGCCTCTGGTCCCGACGCCGGCTACCTCGTTCCACCCGCCTTCAGCACCACGATTTGGGAAGGCATCAACCGCGACAGCGACTCCCTTATCGGGATGACCGATTCGCTGCCCCTCCAGACGGGCAATGATTCGATCACCGTTCTGGCGAACGCCGAGACCAGCCGGGCCAACGGCTCGCGCTGGGGCGGGATTCAAGGCTACTGGCGCGCTGAGGCCGACCAGATGACCGCCAGCAAGCCGAAGCTGCGCGAGGTCATGCTGAAGCCCCACGAGCTGTACGGCTTCGCGTACGCGACCAACAACCTGCTGCGGCAGGCCGCGACCCTCACGCAGTACCTTTCGCGCGTCATCACCGACGAGCTTTCGTTCAAGATCGGTGACTCAATCGTGAACGGCACCGGCGCCGGTCAGCCCCTTGGCATCCTCAACTCGGCCGCGAAGGTCGAAGTGTCGAAGGAAACCGGCCAGGCTGCGGCGACCATCGTCTACAACAACCTCATCAAGATGCTGGCACGTCTTCACCCGAAGGCCCGCGCCCGCGCGGTGTGGCTGCACAACGTGGACATCGAGCCCAGCCTTCAGCAGATGAACATGCCGGTGGGCACTGGGGGCGTTCCGGTCTATCTGCCCCCGGGCGGAGCGGCTGAGGCTCCCCATTCTCGACTGCTCGGGCGGCCGATGTACCCCGTCGAGTACTGCGCGACGCTGGGCACCGTGGGCGACCTCATTCTGTGGGATCCGATGGGTTATGTCACCGTGACCCGCAGTGAGGGCGTCATCTCCGATACGTCGATTCATCTTCGCTTCGACTACGGCGAGACCGCCTTCCGCTTCACAACGGAAGTCGGTGGCCAGCCGTGGCTCGCGTCTGCGATCACGCCGTTCAAGGGCACCGCAACCTTGACGAACATCGTGACGCTCGCGACCCGCGCCTAATCAGTTCCTTCTTAACAATTCAGGAGATTCACAATGGCTAAGAGATTCCTAGACGAAGCCCAGGTCGTGTCCGTCATCGCACCCCTCGATTTGGACACGGACCGCACGGGCAAATATGTCTCGCTCAAGAACTATGGGCGAGCCGTGTTCATCTTCACCAAGTCACCCGGCACGGCCGGCGACGACGCCAACCTGGACTTCCAGCAGGCGACGGACATTGCCGGCACCAGCGCGAAAGACCTGGATGTCGTCGCGACTTACTGGACGAAGCAGGCCGCTACCGACCTCACCGGGGTCGGGACGTTCACCGAGAACACCCAATCGGCGGCATCGGAGATCAACTTCAACGACACCAGCGCCGAACAGGCGCTTCTGGCGGTCGTGGAAATCCGCTCAGACCAGTTGGACGTGAACAACGGCTTTGACTGCGTATCGGTCAACGCTTCACTGGATGCCTCTGGCGGTGCGCAGTACGGCGCCGTTGTGGTGCTACTGCTTGATCCGCGCTACCCGCAGTCGCCGTCCACCGAACTCAGCGCAATTGCTGACTAACCAAACCCCGGAATAGGGGGTGGGGCAACCCACCCCCTTCACACGGGTCAGGAGATTTTATCATGGCAAAAACAGAACTTTTCGCCCGACACCAGCCCGGCGGTGTGTTTACCGTCGTGGACGAAGGCT